TTACCCGCCTCCTCTTTCACCCGGTTCGCGCCGTTGTGCTCCATCGCGAAGTCCAGCAGCTTGTTGAGCTGCGTCAGGTTCAGCTTGTCGATAGCGCCCTTCTTCATCGTCGGGAACGCGCGGCCGAGCAGATCCGTGATGAGCTTCATCTCCAGCTCCGGGTCGGTGCTTGTTCCCATTTCCTGAACCGCCTTCGTGTTGAGCACGAAGTCCTTGAGCGTGATCGGCACGAGCCGGTGCTCTTCGCCGCCGAGCTTCACGGTGATCGTGTGATCCGGGACAACCGCGTCCAGATCGAGGTAGCTGGTGGTAACTGCCTTCTCTTTGTCTTTTGTCATTTGATCCTGCTGAAACGATAAGACCGCCGGCTTTTGAACCGGCGGTCTATATCTACTCAAGGCTACGAATAAGTCAATACTGACTTACCAGATTAGGCCGCGGTTTCGTCGCCCACGATGAACAGGGTGCGCGTGGTCGAGTCCGGGTAGCCGACGAACTCGCAATCGAAGATGCGCTCCTGGTCGAGCTTGTAGGAGAACTGCATGGCGCCGGGGGTCATCGCGAGCGGGATGGTGAAATCCTCGTCGCGGTTGGTCTCGGCGTTGGCGATCGGATGGATGACCAGTTTCTTCGCGATCTGCAAGAGCGACTGGCCCACGCCGTTCGGGACCACGACCTTCTTCTTGACCGAGTCCGCGCCGGCAGTCAGGTTTGCGCCGGAGACGGTGGCATCGGCTTCGGTCGTGAAGGCTTTGGCCAAAGTGACGGCATTGCCGGCAACGCCGGCGTCGTCCGCGGTAATGGTCACAACGCCCGCGAGAACCGTCGCGGTGATCTGCGAAACGAGCGGATCGATGCTCGCATTGATACGGTCGGCGAGGTTCGCGGCCGAAAGAGCGAATGTCGCGCCGATTTCGACATCGTTGACGCCCACCGGATCATCGGAAAACGTGAAAACGACGCCATTGATCGTCACAGTGTCGCCCTCGACCGGAACTGCGGTCAGAAGGGTGACGTTGCCCGACGCCTTGACGCCGCCGGTGTTGACCAGCACGGCTCCCGGCATGATGCGAACCATGTTCTCCAGGGTGGTCTCGGCAAGCGGGAGCTTCGCCTTGACGCTGCGGCCGGTGATGATCTCGTCGATCGGCGCATTGCCGAATTGATCGACCATGATTTGCTTGGTTTCGGTTGTCACGGTGACATCGACGCCGCCCTTGGTGTAGCCAAGGTCAACGCCGTCGAACGTCACGCGGCAGACGCCCATTTTCACGTTCTCGGTCTTGGAAGGCATATCTTGGTCCTCATTGGAAAGGCGCGTCGAACTTACGACTGACTTATATTCTAACCCGGCGTCGTGAATAAGTCAAAACTGACTTACTTTCACCGACGCTTTTTATGCCGCGCTGGGCGCCGCTTAAGGGCGCTGGGCGGGATAAAGACCTTGCCCGGCACCTGATGAGCGTTTTTCACCAAATGCTCGTGCTTGGGCGTGTGATGGCGAGCGTGCTTGCCTATAGCCGGCACCAGGAAGAGGAAAGGCGCGACGATCAGAATGACCGCGAGAAATAAGTTTTTCACGACAGCGCCTCCGTCCAGCGGCGATACCATTCCTGACGCTGCTCCCAGCCGTTGATCGCTGCGGGGCTATCGACCAGGTGACCGCAGTTGACAAGAGCGCTGACCTGCAAGAACTCGCCGGAGTCACAGTAAGGCAGACACTTACAGACGCAGACGAAGTCGGCCACGGCGCAAAGCAGCGCTGTCTCCGGGGCGAGCAGCGCGCCGGGGTTGGCAACCAGGTCGATGCCTACGAACTGGCTCAGCTCAGCATAAAGTCCTCGACCTGTGGTCTGAAGCAGACCTTGACCACGAAACAGCCAGCCATCGTTCGGGCCGGTGTTGCCCATACGGCCGCCGTAAGCCTTGTTGGCGATCGCCTGCGGGTTATGCGCGCACGCTTGCGCCTCTTCGGGCGTGAAGTGCGTGTGAAAGGTTTTCAGCAACCCATCGGCGCTGTAGTTCAGGTTCTCTTGCAGCTCGCGTGGATTACCGCCGCCGGTCTCGGCGCTGATCTCCGCCATGAACGGGATGATGCGCTTCGGGTTTCCGGCCATCTCGAACTTCGCGAACACGTCATCCGCGGTGTCGATGATGCCCTGCAACAGCGGGACCGGGCAGTCGGGCCAGAGAGTTTGGATCGGGTCGGTGATGTCGAGCGGCATTGCTTCCTCGTTGGTTAGTCAGAACTGACTGATATTGCTGGGCTTTGTGCCCTACTGTCCTACGTCCTAGGACAGAGTGAATTTCATAAATTTAGGTTGGCGGCGTCACGCTCACAGGGTTCTTGGTGAGATGCGGGTGAGTCATCGGCGTCGAGGAATAGGCCCCGCCCGACATCCCGCCATAACCTCCGCCGCCATAACCTCCGCCGCCATAGCCGCTACCGCTATAGCCTCCGAACATCCCGCCGCCGGCTTCGCGCGCCGAGACGTGCCAATACCAGCCGATGATCGAGGCAAGGCTTCCGAAATAGAGGGATAGGAACATGCCCATGTGATCGACGCGCGAGGCCAGATCGGGGATCGCTAGACCCGCGAAAATCACCGCGGCGCCGCCGATGATGAGCTGAACGAACGCGATGACGGCCATCTTGCGACGAACTCGCAGGCGATCGAGCGCAAAGCGCTTGACCTCCCTATCCGCAGACATCAGCGCCGGGTCGATATCGTCGCTTCCCATTTCGCTCATTGGACTGGCATCACGTAGTTGGCGAACATATCCATCGACCATTCGATCCCATCGCCCTGAAGGCGTGGGTACGGCCGCGGCAATGTGCGCGGGTACAGTTGATTGACCTTCATCTGCAAGACGTTCGCGTTATCGAGGAACTCGCGGTTGTAGAAGGTGAGCGCCTTGCGAGTGCGCGTCGCCAGGGCGTCGCCGGCGGCCTGATCGACCTCGCGCACGATGACCTGGATGTTGTGCTTGAAGTAGTCCGGGATGTTTGCGTCCACGGGAACGCCGTCGAGCGGCTCGCGCAAAAGCACGCCCCGCACGGTGTCTGCATCCATGCGATGCACAAAGATGTCCTCGCCGATCGTGCCGACACCGGCGTCCTGAAGAAGCTGTGCGAGCAGGTCGAGTCTCATGTAACGAAATCCACATTGGTCGCTTCGACCATTGCCCGATCCAAACGAGGCTTTTCGGCGTCGATAGCCCGCTGAATGAACTTGGAGCCGATGTAGCGGCCTGGGTTGGCAGCCATCTTGGCGAGCGTGTTCTTGCCCGGCCCGTGCTTCAACTGGCCTTCGTAATTTTCGTGGATGATGACCGCGTATTGATCAACATCCACGCCGCGAATGATGCCGCCTGCGACGATGTCGATCTGAAGTCGGCCGCGGGCCTCGTACTTCACCTCTTGGTGAATCGAATCTTCCAGCTCGCCGTCATCGTGCGGCGCGTTGAGTTTCGACTCCTCGACGATGTGATCGGCCGCGGCATGGAAGCTCTTGCGGGCGTTCTTCGGCACGGTGTCTGCGACGTAGCGCAGGTGCGACTTGACCTGCTCGACGCCATGAATGGTGGTTCGCATCAGGGTCATCGCTGCCAGAACCCGAAATCGACCTCGAAGTGATCGAGATTGCCGAGCACATCCCGGCGCTGCTCGACGCCGATGACGCGCAGCGCCACACCGCCGATCTCGAACTTGTCGTCATAGCCGATCGTCACGGTTGTCGGGAAAAGGATCTTCGAGACCGACACCTCTTCCTCGGCGTTGCCGCGCGTCGCCGAAGAGTCGGCGCGCACCGGCGTCTTAATCGCCTTCGTTGTGAGATGGACGATGGAGCACGGCACGGTGACGGGCGCCGCGTAGGACAGTTGTGCGTAAACGTCCTTCGCGAGCTTGCGCGACAGCGATCCTGTGGTGTTTGGCAGCAGCACGTTACGGGGACCGGGTAAGAGTGAGCCGGAAATCGAGGTAGTTCTTGATCGTTTCGAGCGTGTCGCGATGAATGCCGACATCGAGCGGCCCGACGCCGCCGCGGAACATCATCTTGCTCTCGCCGACAGTCTCGGCGAGCAGCCCTGCCCGGCGCTTGTCGCCGATCGGGTCTGAAGTCAGCGTCGCGTTCCTCCCT